TCACTTTGTCGGCAAGCCTTGCAGCGTCTCCGCCCAATCGCTCATATTCCGCGACACAGCTTGCAAGTACTCCGATCCAGTCGGCTCCGGCGTCATCAGATCCGCCGCCGGCATTGGCAGTCGAGGGGCGACGGCGTAGCTGCTCGAGCAGCCCGTCAATGCGAGCGCGCTGAGCAGCGACAGTTTTTTGAGCAGTTTCACGCGCCAACACGGCGCCACGGTATTGAGCATCGGCACGATCGGCCTCCTGTTGTGTTGCTCGTTCGATGTCGGCATTCAGTAGGCGCGCATCAAACTGCGCCTTTGCATATCCCTGAGTGAACTGCTGGCTTCGGTCGTAGCGCCAGGCACACACGGCCAAGGCGAGCGCAACCAGAACAACAAGCGCCGGCCACCATCGGCGAATCACGGCGTATCCAACCATGCTGGCACCTCACCCGTAGGCTTGGGCGCTATCGGCACGGCGTCCAGCGGCACGGTGGTTTCCAACACGGGGAAGATGTCCTCCACTTTCTGTTGGGCCTGCTGCGCCCGGCCAGCGGCGCGCGTGGCGCGATCGGCGTCCTTCTTGACGGAAGGACCGATCTTTTCGACAAGTGCTTGCGCCGCTTGCGCCGCCTCGCTCGCCCCCTCGGCGGCTTGGCGTACCGATTCGCGCGTGCTCGATGCCTTTGCGCCGTATTCATCGCGCACTCGCAAAATCTCTTTCGTGTGGCGCGCACCCTGCTCACTCATAAGGTGCGTGGTCTCCACCCGGGCTAGCGAATAGCCTGCAATGCCGCCTCCCAGTGCGATCGCTATACCGCTTGCAATCGACCCCACGGCGGCCAGTACTGGCTTGTTCAGAACGCAGAACTTATCGAATTCAAGCCGGGACGATTTGTTCATGATTACCCTTCAATTCAGCTACCTCGTGGGTCAGGGCGGCAATCTCTTGCCGCATGGCTCGCATTTCCCCTTTCATCTCGCCGACTATCTGGTGCAGGTCGTTGCGCTCCTGGGCAAAGCGGTCTGCGCGCTCGTTCGCCGTCTTCGTGGCGTCGCGCTCATCCTTCAATTGATCGCTCATACGATTCACCAGATCCAAGTGCGCACTGCCTGCGGCCTTGTCGATTTTTTGGCTTTTGTAAGACGACCAAGCGTTGTTGATCACCAAGCCAATTACGGCCAGCCAGCCGCCCCAGCCAGAAATCAAGTCTTGCGTGACGCCGTTGTCCATCCCCTACCCCAATACGGCTATTGCCGCCTTATACCGACGTTGACGATCGGCCCACCCGTTGGGTAGTCCGTCTCTGTTCTTGCCGTTCACTCGAATGGACAGGCGTAAAAAATCGCCGGTGTCGGCGATCTCGTTGCATCCATTGTTTTGCCACCACCAGCCGCTCGCGCGGGCGGCGTCCGGCGGGCGCTCCAGGTCCTCAGGGCGGCTTTGGTAATCCAACCCAAGGCCACGCGACAGCGCCGCGTAATTTGCTCTTCCAGTGATCTGGATCAGGCCACGGCCCATGAACCGCTTCCCGTCGCCCGGCTTCATGTTGCCGAGGTCAGCGCGCATTTCATAGCGCTCTTGTGTGGGCGTCGGCCCCCAGATTTCGCGCGTGTAGCGGAAGTCCGCGGATTCATGCCCTATCGTCGCCAAGAACATTGCCGCGCGTTGCGGTGAAACGATGGCAAATTCCATCAGCGTCCGCTCAACGGGGTCGTACCACTTGTCAGCCAGCCCAGCCGCCAATCCAGTAGCCGCCATGAAGTCATCTTTTTGCATATTCACTCCAACGTTCTCCGCGACACGGTCACCTGCGAATTGAGCGCCGATGCGTCGGCCGCTGAGGACATCGACCAATCGCGCACCTGCGGGTCGCCAGTGCCGTCTCCCACTACCGCGGCGTCGGTCACGATGAACTGCGCGCGGCCGAACCCAGCACCTTGGATTGCCCAGCCGCTGTATCCGTCAGCAAACACTCCGAAGACAACGGTCACAGGCACGATGCCGCTGTTGGTGAAGCCGTAGGACGGGCTGTAGTCAATGACCGTCCGATAGGCTGTGATGTCCACGACGCCGGCCGCAGTCGTGCCGAATAGGCGGAACGCATAGTCGAGCTCGGACTGCCAAACGCCCGTCTTGAGAAGGATGGTGTCGGCGCCGTTTGTGGCAATTGAAGCCGGCACCAAAGACGCTTTGCCATTGCCCTCGCCCTGAGTGTCTCGAATCACCGCTGGCGTGCTCCCCCCTGCCACCTTCATGCGTTGCGCCAGGCCTCCGCCACCGTCCAACTCAGCTACGCCGCCTGGCTGCCCTTTCAAAGCCGACGGGATCGAGTCGGGTACTGGGTTCGACAAGAAATAGGCCGCGACGGCCGCTGCTATCTGTTCTGAGGTCGCGTTCTTCCCAGGGTCACCCGCAGCTGGCGGATTGGCGGTCAGGTACTCGGCCACAGCGCTCGCAATTTCCGCCGGCGTTGGCCCGGGCCCCGGTACCGGCGCCCCTCCCGCCAACGCTATTGCGCTCGCGCTGGGCATGACCACGTGAACCGTGGGCGGCGCCTCCTGTATTACGACTACCTTCATCGCGTCACCTCAGGTGTCACGAGGTAGCTTCCCCGGATGATCTTCTTGACGACACCAGATGCAAACTTCACCTCGAGGTCATAGACGCCCGATGCGGTTGGCATTGCGGCTGTATCGTCCGCCGCTATCTGAAGGTCCAGCCGCCCGGCCTGGCCGATTGTTATGCGGCCATTTTCGGAACTGAGCTCCAGAACGACAGTAGAACTCGTGACGCTCGTGCGCAGTTGCATCTTTGCGGTCGCGCCAGTCATATCGACCGGCGACCCATCATCATTCGTCCATACGATCTGCAGTGCCCATGTGTCGCCCTGCTGGATGCGCAGTAAGGTTTCCATCAATGCTCCAGGCGTTAAAAAGCCCGCACTAGGCGGGCCGGTCGGGGTCGGCAGTTTCGTCGGGCGGCGCTGGCCATCCCACCTGGTAGGAAGCGAGTGCGTCCAAGTCGAGCGTGGCGATCTCCTCCTTCATCTGGCGCTGACGGATATGGATCTTGAAGCCCTGCGCCACGCGCGCGGCCATCATCGCGTCGTACAGGCCATTGAGCGCTTGGCTGTCCATCGGCACATCGTCGTTGTTCTCGTCGGTCCAGAAGAACTGCCCCGTCGCTCCAATGCCGGATGCCACCGCGTCCTGCAGCCGCAGGCGCGACTTATCGCCCCCGTCGTACTGCCGACCTTGAAAGTCGAACTTCACGCCCGCGCGCTCTTCCATATCGCGCCAGGTCTCAATCGCAACGGACACCTGCGGCCGCAGACTCTCAGCGGTCGGCGCCGGCGGCGTGATGGCGACAGCCTCGCCGCCAATAATGTCCAGCGCATGACCTTGAGCGTTTGCTGCCAGCAGCGCGGCGTACTGCTCTTCGCTTATCTCCACCGAGCCCTCGCGCTCATCCTCGGTAAAGCCGTGTTCCTTCGAGAACCACATGTCTCAATCTCCAAAAGCGAAGTAGTAGAAGCCCGCGTTCACGTTCGCAACGGTCGTCGTGATGAGACGGTTGGCGGCGTTGAAGCCTGCAGGGCCAAGGTCGCGCACCGAAACACTGAACTGCTGCGTCGACGGTGGCTGGCCAACCGGCGTACACACCAGCGACTGGCACCGGTTAGGGAACGCCAGCGGGAAAAAGGTGTAGAAATCGCCTGTGCCCTGCGAGTAGCCCCACTTCAGAATTTTCCCGTTGGGAAATTTCATCGTGCCCTGCGCATCGTTCAGGTTCTGACCGAAATAGTTCACGAGGCCGGCCGGGCTGAGCGCCGTGGTGCCGCTGCCAGCGATACCTTCGGCAGCGCTGGCAATCTTTAAAGCCCGATCCCAAAGTCCCGCGATTTCAACCCAAGCGGTGTTGGTGGCGTTGCGCCGCTTGACCAGCCCGTTGGCGGTGTCCGCCCATGTCATAAAGGGGCCAGCGAACTGCGCGGGATCGGTCGTCCCTGCGAAGTCGGTGGCCAGCGTCTGCAGGGCCCGGTTCAATTGCTGGACGAGCGCCAGCCCAGATAGCGGAGGCGACTCCGATACCTGCATCGCAGATTGCGTCATTTCAATATCCCTGAGAGATGTGATTCATTTGTCGGGAGACCGACGTGTTGCCGTTATAGAAAACGATGCTGAAACCCTGCTCGCTCTGGTTTGAGAGCACGTAGCGGTCGCCGTTTACGGCGTTGAGCCAAGTGATCTGCACGTTGGGCGTGGCGTGGAACCACTTGTCGTAGACGATGTGCAACCCGCCCACAGGCACAGTCACGAGCTCGCCGCGCTGGATCAGGTCCGGCACGTCCACCGTCCAAGTGAACGACTCGACGAAGGGCACGATCAGCGGATTGCGCGTCTCCAGCACCAAGCGGACGTCAAAAAAGCGAGCGTTGATCAGCCCGGGCACGTAATCCACCCAATCCGACCATTCGCCAGCGTTCACCGCGCTACGGATCTGCGGCTGGATGCTGTAGAACTGCATGCTCGACGCGTTGAGGATGTCGTCTTCCGCGAAAATGTCTTCGACGGAGAGGACGTTCTCGCCGAAATTGAGCGCATAGGCGTCAATGTCGAAGTCCACGCGCACCGGCGCCGGATACCCGATGTCGATGATGTTCGCGTCGTTCGTCCCGTATATGCCCCTGCCGCTCACGCCCCCATACCAGAGCACCTCGTCGACTGCGAACACATCGTCCACAGCAAGCATGTCGCCGATACCGCGCAGCGTCAGCTTGTTGTCGATAATGGCAGCGCCACCTTGCATCCTGCTGCCAGAACCAGTCCAGAGCATGGATGCGCCCGATAATGGGGCAATAGCCGTTGTGATCGTTGCGCCGGAGCGGGTGTAGTCGGTGATCGTGCGGGCAACATTCACGGGCGCAGAGAGATAAGGGGTCGGCAGGCTTCCCGACTCGAACTGTGCCCCCCACGCGTAAATGCCGCTACTCCCGTCTCCCAAATAAGTTGCACTGCCGCCGAAAGCGGCTTTCGTGTAGATCGATGGGGCGATCGTCAAATCGGAAGCGGTCTGGATGATCGTGACCGTGGTAGAGATTCGCCACCAACCGTCGGGGAACTGTGTAATTACCGTCCTGCTAGGATCTGTGGCGGTGAAATTCCCAGTGAGCAAGTCGATGACGACGGTGTTGCTCGCCACCTGATTCGCAAAGTTACCGATCTGGATTTGCGCGACGCTTCGCTCAGCTGCCTTGGCAAAAATACTCCAGGTCCATGTCGTGCCACCAGCACGTGGAAATCCTCGCGACACGATGTGCGTGGAGTTCGTCGAGTTCTCGGTGATCTTGTTTGCGGTCAATGTACCGTCAGGAGCAAGCGCCTGAGCAGACTGCACCGTAACTCCGGACTTGCTCCAGAAAGTCGGTGTGAAGTCCTCTGTATACTGCGCAAAGTTCGTCCGCGCCGTCCGATACAGCAGCTGCCGGCCCTGCCAATCCTCGCGGTAGATCACCGGCTCGCCGTCGACTGTGGTGACCGGCAAGCTGAACGCCGTCCGGTTACCATCACCGCCCCCGAAGCGGGCCGGATCTGTGGCCACCACCGGCACGGTCTCCGCGCCGCCCAGGTCACCAGTCCAGCCGGGATGCTCGGCCTTGGTGACCAGCACGTTGCGCACGAGCGTGGCACCGGCCACTTCGAGCGAGTCGGCAGGGCCGTACAGCACCTGCCCTTTCGGCGCGTCAAACCGGGCCGACACGAAATAGCGGCCGTTGCCCACCGCGAGCGACTCGACGCTGTTGGTGATGGCGATCGTCTGCGAGTCATCCCAGGACGCGCCCATACGCAATTCGTACCGCGGCGCGCGTAGATCGACCACCTGGTTCCAACGCAGAACCGTCAAGCCGTCGCGGTAGACGCTGGTCAGCCCGTCGACGGCCGGCAATGGGATTAACAGCCCGACCACGCTGTATTCCGCATACTTCGGCGTGCCCTGCCCTGTCAGGGTCAGCGGCGTCACCTGCGCCTGGATCAGGTCACCGGTGTGCGCCTTAAGGACGAAGTTGCGTTCAGTCGTCTCGACCGATGAATAGAACCGGCTGTTGATGTTGAAGTCGATACGCACGCGGCCAGCCGACGACAACACGTAATCCAGCCGCACCTCGATGTCGTCGTTGCCGACCCCCTGGATCGTCTCGGCGAAGGTGATGGCGAATACCGTGCTGCCGATCAGTGCGCCGTCGCGCGGCGGCGTGTAGGCGTATGGGTTCCACTCGGCGTTGTAGTAATTCGGGTCATCATCGACGGCCTCGAAACGCACGCCCTCGTCGTTCAACGGCTGAACGTGCACGATCTTCAGCCGGCGGCCCGGCGTGGTCAGCGGATCGAACTGCCAAGCGAAGTCCAGCGCGGACGTATACGTGTCGGTGATCTCATCAGGCGCCAGAAAGCCAGCAGGCCAGGCGCTCAACACGTTGACGCGATCCGTCTCGCCGGCGGTCCAGCCCACTTGGATGTTGGCCATGGCACCATGCGGCGTGCGCAGCGTCATCCAGGCCGGTGCGCCGGTGATGGGTACGAAACGATCAAGTATGAGAAGTTGCCGCGTTCCACCTTTCAAGCGGCCGGAGTAACCCCACACCGTCAGATCGTGGCTTGCCTGCACCACGTCGCCGCGCGTGCACATCATGCCCTCGATGTCCATTTCCCAGACCACCCGGCGACGGTGGAAAAGCTGGCTTGCGGCGATCAGATTCGTCTCGCGTGCGGCAAGCTCAGGCGAAATGGTCCCCTCGAGCTCGAATTTCTGCGGGCTGTTCAGGCGCGGCGCGCCCGGCACCGCCACGCGGATCTCGTCGGCCTCCCAGTTTCGTGCCGGGTTGATGAACGTACCGATTATCTCGTCCACGGTGGCGTCGGCATACGACACCTCGAATGATCCTGCCTTGATGTTGAACGGGCCGACGATGCCGACATGCGGCTGGTTCGCCGCATCCCAGATCACGCCGAGCTTGCCCGACTGCCACGTGTAAGAGGCACGGCCGGCACGGGCGATCATGGTCAGCATCTCGTGCGCCGTCTTCTGTTGCGTCAGCACATAATCGAACGTCAGACCCTTGCTTTCGCACCACGCCGCCCAGGCGAAAATGCCTTGGTAATCGATTTGTTCAGCGGCAAGCCCTGCGCCCCACAGCCGATTGCCTGCTGCGTCCGACATGCCCACGGAGAAGTACAGGAACCACCAGGCCGGATTGCTGGTCGCGCGCCACTCCCACGCCGCGCCCGTCCACACCCAGCAATGCGCCTGCACCATGGCCGATAGCTGGTTAATCGATCCGTTCAGTTGCGCGGAGGCCCGCAGACGGATGCCCAGCCGAGCCTGCCCCGTGTAATCAGTCGGCGTGTCCTGATAGGCGCGGATCTGCGCAACCGACACCGCGTTCGATTCCGTATTCGTCGACACGTCTGGCTGCATTTTGCGCAGACGCACCTCGTACTGGCCATGGCCAGTGTTGAAGCTGATGGTGATGCGCACCGGCTTGTTGGACGAGCCCGTCAGCTTCACCCCGGTGTTGGTCGTGTAGCCGATCAGCGGATCCGGCGCGACACCAGACCACGGACGGCCCAACTGGAACGGGTGCGGCAGCCAGCGCCATTCGTAGGTGACGCAGACCTGAACCTGGCCGTAGTTGTCGCCCGAACCGGTCTCAACCATGCGGCACTCTTGGTACTGCTCGCCGTTGACGTGATCGCCAGCGTTCAGCGACCCGAAGCGGATCTGTTCCCAATAGCGCAACGCGCCGCTATCCCCGCTTTCCTGCTCCTTGTATTTTCCAAGCGCCCAGTAATGCGTCGCGTAGATCGGATCGGTGTATCCGCCAACCGGCGTCCAGTTGCCTTCCGGATAGCTTCGGTACTCGATCGCTACTTCCACCGATCGCGGTTCAAACGCACCGGTTTGCGCGTTGATGTTGTAAAGCGCAGCAACGAGCTCGAGCTGGACGTGATAGACGTCTTTCGGCGTGGTGCGCGCCGTCCACCCGTCCACATACAACAGATCAAAGCCTGCCAGCGTATCAACGTTGTCCGGCACGATCGACAGTTGGCCGGTGTAATCCGACCGCTGGATCGTCACACCCTGGTAGCTCAGGATGTCTGTGTCACCGATGCGTAGATCGCTGATTTCGAGATCCTGCTGCAGGCCGAAGTGAAACGCCTGGTTCAGGAACTGATCGTCGCCGTAATAGAAGGTGTGCGGGTTGCCGGCCAAGTCGGGATAGACCTTATGCCGGCCGAACACGAACATCATGGGCTCGAACGGGCGGGCGCGGTTCGATGCCGCCCCGATTGTAAAACTCGGCGCGTCGCTTTCCTGCTGGGCAAGCTTCGCCGTCACCGGCTTCGGCAGCGGAATAAGGGCGTTTACCAGAAGCGATCCGCCAATCATCACGGCAGAGGCTGCCGCGGCACCGGCCACTGCCATGCCCGTGGTAACAGTGCCAGCAGCCGCACCAGCATAGGCTCCGTAGGCACTCGCCGCCCAAGCGCCTGCGCCAGCCGAGGCCACTGCGATTGCTACGAGAGCGACTGTCCGAAGCACCTTATTCCCGCCGCCCCCTCCCTGCATGCGTGCGCGGATAGTGACCAGATCTCCTGGACGTGGAATCAGGCGCGCCCAAAGATGCTCTGGCACCAGATACCCGTTGTGATGCACATAGACAGGACCGGTCGGGATCGCGATAGCATTGCGCAACACGTATGCGCCAAGCGTTTCGCGAGGAAGGAATTCTGCGAAGCAGACTTCGCGTCCGTCTGCCAGCAACGCATGTGGCATGGATACGAGGCGCGCGCTCTCGATCATTTCCATGCGTAGAAGCCCTCGATTTTGTAGTGGACGCGAATCATTTCGCGTAGCTTTTGACGGATCACGAATCCGCAACCTTGATCAGCGTGTAACACCCACCACTCGCCCGAGAGCCAGCACATTACCCCGATATGGCATGTGCGCCCGCGCCCAACAAATAGTGCTGGCTGACCGTCAATGGGATAGTCGATGCGATCGGCAAGATCGTCCTTGCTGGAATGAATCTGCACCGCTTGGTTGCGCAGCCCTGTGGCATGGACGTCGGGCAGCCGGCACTCCTTCCGCAAGACATCTCGAGCTACCCTCGCCGCCAAGGCGGCGCAGTCGCCAACGCCGGGGATATATGGCTCCCCCACATACTTCTCAGACCAGTGCATATCGTCCAGGCAATAAAAAACCGCCCGAAGGCGGCTGTTTTTTAGCGGCAGGCTGGCTGCCCAGTTTCGATCGATCGCCTCACGGCACCGATCTGTTTGTCATCCCATACACCTTTGCCCCAAACCGTCACCTTGACTTCGGAGGTTTGGTCGCCGGTAGAGCGGATATCGACTCTTTCCTGCGCAGCAGTCACGAGGCTCTGGTAGGTGAGGCGAAGCACTGCAGTTCTATTGTCGGTGTACAGGTTGCCAGTAACTCCAGCGTCATTCCCACAGAAGCGCATTTGCTGGTCTGCCCTTCGATAGGCCTCCTGATACCCCACTGGAACCGTAAACGTCTCTGACGGATAGGTTCCGTCTGGTGTCATACCAGTAACGCAGCCAGCAGATAAAACCGCCAAACCTATCGCCATAAATTTTCTGTACATGTTTTCTCCACTATGGACGGAAAATCTACCATAGCGCGTATCAACTGCAGAAATTCTCACCAGAGCCCGGGCGCCGTAGCAGGCGTGAATGTCTTTGCCACGGCAGCACGGCCAAGTGTGTTGACGAAACCCAGCTGAGCCGACACCTTCTGGTTGTCGATCTTCATGGCCGTCATGTCCATGGTCATGTCGTACTCAAGCGTATTGGGGTCGCCCGGCAACGCCATCATCATCCGACATTTAGCCCCCTGACCACCTCGGCTGACCTCAAGCCACTGCGTTAACTCCTGGCCGATATTGTCGACCGAAAGCGTGGCCTGCGGGAGTTGACCCTCGATGTCATCAGGCAACATCAATTCGAACGGGCACTTCAGAAACGTCTTGCCCTGGCTTACCAGGTCCTGGGTATCGTTGACCACGCGCACTGGCACTGCGAGTTCAGCATGCGTGATTTCCAGCATGACCAACATCGGTTCATTTACGCTGGTCGCCAGGACGTTCTTACGGCCATTCTGGGATAGGTTGCGCATCAGCCCACCGTCTCGATCGATGCATTGAAGAACCAGAGGGGCCCGGACTTGCTCCAGGCAATGGCGCCGCCCACCAAGCGACCTTGCTTCGACACTCGGTCAACTGGATCAGTGAACGTGAACCACCCCGCGCCGCCGGATAGCGATAGGCGGTGATACGTGTCGAAGTTGATCTTGTCGGCTGTGCTTGTGACCATGACCCGCACGGTACGAGTCACGATTGCCTTGGTACGCGTCGGACGCTGCTTCGCCAAGCCACCGTCCATCTCGCTGCGCAAGATGCCGTAATCCGGCGTCTCGCCATACCCATCGGCGAGCATTCTAGCGTAAGCAGGGAAAGAGGGACCAGCCATTACGCCATCGCTCCTTTCATTGCGCGCGCCATCGGCCCGTTGGTCTTCATGTCGACGATGAAAACGTCCTGGATCATGCGCCTGCCATCGAATCGCATATCGCCCGGCTTGGCCTGTACAGGCTGGCTGGACTGGTTGATCAAATTGAACTCCACTTGCGGAGCCATGGCCTGGGTAGACTCACCCGCCAACGCTCTCATGGGCGTGACCGACCCGGGCTGATTGCCCATCAGCAAGTACTGCTTACCGCCCACATTGGCCATCTCAGGCGCGCCTGTCTCGTTGACCCGATAGACGTTCCCAGCAGACACGGGCCCGCCGATCGCACGGCCGCCGGTGATGTCCACCGTCGGGATGAACCCGTCCGAGCCAGGGCTGTAGCCAGAAGCGGTCGACGCCACCGCCGGCGCAAAAGCCTGTCCAATCAGACCCGCCAAGCCCGAGATGGCTTGACGCGCATAGACCCGCGCCATATCGGCAATGATGCTGTCGGCAAAGCCCGCGAAGTCGAGCTTCCCTTTGGCGATGAAGGTCGTCAGCCGATCTTCCATCCCACCGAAGACTGTTCCAAATACGTTCCCTGCGCTTTTGTAAGCGTCCGCCGCAGCATCAGCATAATTCTGGAAAGCATTCTGGAATCCCAGTTGCCAGCTACCGCGCAGTTGATCTTCTTGCTCGTAGAATTGGCGCTGCGCTGCAAGCGCCGCGTCCTGCCCCTCGGCAATCTTGCGACTGGCCTCGATATATTGGTCGCTCTTGACCAACCCGTCCTGCGCTGCCTTGGCAAGCTGGTCCTGATATCGCTGGTACTCGCGTCGAATACCGCTTTCGGACTGCACACGCTGCTGCGTTCGATCGCCCTGCCCATAGGCCGAAAGCGTCCGGTCATACTGTTCTTGCCGCGACGACTGGGACGACGCCATCGAGGCCTGAATCTGCGCCGACCGCTCCTCGAGCTTGATCAGCGCCTCGCGCTGCTTGACCTCCGCGGCCAGCGCCACATTCTTATCCAGCTGCGTGCGGATGGCATCCTGGCTGGCCAGCAGACTTTTCTGGTCCGCCGTCAAGATTTTCTTATCTTTCAGGTCGGCAATCTGCTGCTCGAATTTGGCCCGATCCTTGGCGGCGTCGGTGATTTTCTTCTCGCCGTCGGCCTGAGCTCGCAGCGACGCCTCCTGCTCTTTCAGCTGAAGCAGCATCTTGGCGCCGGCATCGTCCCGGTAGGCCTTGCCCGCAGCGGTTTTCGGATCCTTGTATTTCTCGTTGATCGCCGCGACGCGCTTCGCCGTTTCCTCCGCAGTGGCGCCCGTGATGGCCGCGTCTCGTTTGACCTGTTCGATCTCGCGGGCACGCTTCTTGGAATTGCTTTCGACCTCTTTGTCGAGTATCTCGTTGCGTTTCAGCGCCTCGATGCGCTCCGCCTCAGTTTTCGCCTGTGCCGCTTTGATTACAGCAGCCGTGCTGCGCTGCTGCAGTTGCTGGATCTCGGCGCTCAAGCGAGCGCGTTCCCCCTCCAACTGCTTCTGAGCACCTGCTGACGAACCGCGCGCGCCGCCGACGGCAGCCCCGCCCGCCGTTTCGCCGAAGCCGCCGGCGTTCTGCAACGAGCGCAGACGATCACTTGCGGCTCGGATCTTCGTTTGCAAGTCGTCTACGGTATCGGCGCGGCCAATTCCCTTCATCGCCTCCCAGGCGGTTGAGGCCGCGCCGGTGACGCCACGCCATGCACGCTCGATTACACCGAGATTCTGCGTTACCAGGCTGGCCTGCTTCTGAAACGCAGCAGCCAGCGTATCCTGCGCGAGAGCCACCGCCTCCTGAGTGCGGCCCTGCTTTTCCAACGCTTTCACCTGCTCGTACACAGCAGACGTCAGGAAGTTGTATTTCTCGTTCAGCTTGGCAAGGGCGTCAGCGGGCGCGTCGCCGAGCGATTCGAACTCCTGCACCGTGTCACTGATCTCTCGGCCGACGGCTCGATTCATCGCCACTGCGGCAGTAGCAATCGACTCCAGATTTGTTCCAGCGATCTTGCCGCTGGCGGCGATCTGATCAAGGGCTTCGACCGCTTTCCCGCGCGATCCAGCGACTGCGCCAACGCTGGTGGCCAGTCTCGTCAGATCCTCGGCCGTTTTCCCGACACGGTTGCCGCTTACGATGAGGGTATCGTTAAATCGTCGAGACTCCTCCGACCCCTTGTAGATCGCATAGCCGAAGGCTGCGGCCGCCGACACGATGAGAAGAAAGGGCGAAACCAAGCCAGCAATGGTGGACCCAAGCGCCTTGGCGGCTGGCACGACGCCACCGAACATGTCCTTTAATTGTCCGCCCTGCTGCAGGAGCACCGTCATCGGGGCCTGGCCACCCTGCAAGCCCACGACGATGTCAGTGATCTGCGCGGGCACATTCCGCATCGCCGCCGCCGTCGCCGCCGCGGACATGCCGAGATTGGCAGTGGACTTGGATGCCGCATCAATACGGCTCACAAGCGGCTCGTAGACGTCCTTCGAGACGCCTGCAGCGATCGCGCGATGGCGCGCATACTCCGCCGTCGTCATGCTCAGGCGGTTTGCTTGATTCTCAAGCGACTTTTCTACCCGCTTGGCGCTGGCAGAGATCTTGGAAGCCGACTGATCGGAGCTCGTGGCAATGTTGTCGATGCCCTGCGACACTTTCTTCGCAGACGTGATCGAGCTCGATTCCAGGTTCTGGAACGACTTCTTCACCCCTTCGATGCCGGCCATGGCGGCCGACCCATCGACCGCCATCTTCAGGGTAGTTTTAAGCTCCGACATTTCGATCCTTGTGCATCTCGTCCAGCGCGGCACCTTCCATCAGGCGCACATCGGCGGTAACCGTCGGCCACTCGGCCCTATCCACGTGCTGCATCTCGAGCATGAAGGGCAGCACCCCGTAATCCAGGCCGGTAGCGCCAGCAGCGCCCACCCTCCACTGGGTACGCATCGCTTCGAACACAGCAAAGGACGGGAAAGCCTCCTCCCACACTTCTACGGCCACCTCGACGTCTTCCGGCAAAAGGCCCCAGGCCGCAAGCAACTTTGGATCAGGGGCCTTCTGGAAAAGCGCGCGTGCGGCCGAGGTCAGTTTTTTGAGCGCGCCTTGCTCAGCTCGGCGAGGTAACAATCGAAAATCGCCGGAATGGCACCGTGATAGTTCTGGCAAAGCTCGTCGAGCGCTTCCTCGGAGAACTCCGCATCCACGCCGGTCCAGCCAGCGATAATCTCCGACAGGAGCGAGCCATCGGTCTCCTCGGAGGAAGCTGCTCGATCGAAAAATTCCTTCACCTTGTCACGAGTCATGTGCTTGAACGTGAGCGCGAGATCGGCGGTCTGCCCACCGGGCACAGGAATCTTGACCGTCGCATCGAATGTCGGATTGGCTTTGATGGTGAACATGGGCGATTAGGCTCCGGTGTAGCGCGTCGGGGCACCGGCAAGCGACAAGGTGACGACCTGCGCCATCGCCTCGTTTTTCGTCAGCGTCGGCATTTCCGAGAAGGAAACGTAGGCGCTGAAATAGATTGCCGAGCCGTTGGCCAACGCGAAGCGGACGATCACAGGCGTGCGCGCGTCGTTGGCCGCCTTCAGCACCTGGTACTGCGGCAGCGTCGGGTCGTCTGCAATGGTGAGCGTGAGCGTGCGCGCGCTGCGATTGGTCGGAAGCTGTCGCTCGTCGCCCACATCTTCCAGGAAGCTGTAGGTGTAGAACTGCTGCTCTCCGCCGGTCATGGCCGCGTCCAGCACCTGCGTGATCGGTTGCCAGGTCAGAACCTTGCGCGCGCTACCAACGCCGCCGCCAGTCGGATACCGCTGCTGCGAAGTTGTGTCGAAGCCATCCAGTGCGAAAGTGTCTGCAGCGATCGGTGCCTTAACCCGGGCGGCGCTGCCTGCCAAGTCAGACCAGCCGGAAGCGATTTCTACGATGTCGCCGGCCAAAAAGCCGTGCGCCACAGCGGTGGCGATCGCGGGTGATGCGTTCGAGATGCCGGTAACGGCTTTGACCGAAGCGTACGTCGCTGCGATCGAGACGGTCGAACCGTTCGGGAGTGAAACGCTCATTTTGAGAACTCCAATAAAAAAGCCGCCCGAAGGCGGCGCAAGGTGTGCCCCAAAAGGGCGATCAACTGGTAAACCAGATGCTGAAATCTTGTGTGCTGCCGTACCAGTCCGTCTCCGGCTCGTACGTCGATAAAGCGCCGCCCAAGGTGTCCGCGAGAAGTTCCGGAGCCAGTCGCAGGCGGTCTTCAGCTTGGCGCGCGATTCTGCTCGCCTCTTCGCGCGATTCTGCCCACACAAATACCTGAAAGCGCCCGTTCCGCTTGTCCGGCGCGCCGCTGTAAAAGTTGAGTGGCGTGCCGCCTGCTTGCTGATAAACAATGAGTGGCAAGGCAGGGTTCGTCGGCGTGGTATCCGGATAGACTCGATCCTCCACAAGATCCGACAACACGCGGCGAATGTCTTCTTCGACTGTCATAGATCGTCGGCCTCAGCTGCAGCCGCTTCCGGTTCCGTACCGGAAAAAATCTCTTGCAAACGCAGTAACGCGCGAGCATCGGCGGCCTTCAGCGCCTCCTGAAAACGGTCTCCCGCACGACGCATAAACGCCGTTCCCGGTACCCATTTGATTTTCCGCTGCGTTCCGCTTTTCTTCTTGCCTCGAACAAGCCAGTGCCCGTTTTCCACCAGGAAGCCATGCGGCGCTTTCTTGTGGTTCCAGGAAACCTCGTACTGCTTGAGCTCGTCGGACGATGCAGACTCCGCGAACACCCGATAAATGGCGTCGCGCAGCTGTCCAGGCTTGATGACTCGTTTGCGGTTTGATCCATCCGGGACATACACGGGCGCATTTGCGCGGGCGGCGTCGTACAGTACGACCGCGCCCGCGTGCGCCGCGGATCGCAACACCTTTTCCTTGATGTCTCCTGCCAGTGCATCCAGTTGCGCTGCCATGTCGCCGTCAAAGTCGATGCTGAAGCTACCCATGCGCCCGCGCTCCGATTTCACATACCAGATCGGTGTGCTGGCGGCCCGCCTCGTCATGAAGCACCGCCTGGATGTCGTACACCTCGCCTTGATAAACGACCCGCATCGCGTCATTCACTGCCGGGCGGTACCGAATCCGGATCGAATAGCGCGCCACGGACACCTCGCCGCCGGCGGCGGCCGTCTGCAATCCTGACTTTGCAGCGATGTTCGCCGCCACAGTTGCCACTGGTACCCAAGGCGCATTGACGAGCGGCTGACCAAGCGAATCGCGATCGGGACCACGCTTCTCGATCGTTATGCGCCGGTTCAACGTGCCTGCGGCAATGCCCATGTCAGACCCCAAGGCCGATACGGTGCGGCCAGAGCAGGAACTCCGCGCCAACCGGAATCTTCACTGCAGCTGAACCCTGCCCCGTCATCACCTCTTCTCGGTTCTTGTACAGATGACCAAGGATCAGCAGCATTGCGGCCAGGATGGCGTCGTTGACGACGATAGGATCCTCGCCAGCGCTTCCCGCCAGCACTGCGGCCGCGAGATCGTCCCCCGTCGCGTATACGCGGCGATTCAGGAAGTCCTGGGCGGCTTGCTCTGCGGCGCCAGCATAAACAGAGAGCATCGAATCGTCGTCGCTATCCGCTCTGCAGTGCTGCCGAGCGCGGTCGGTGGTGATGATCTGCATGGATCAGGCCAATTTGGTGATAGCAGCTTCGATCGCCTCGACGACAGACTTACGATCCTTGCCAGCCTTTTCTGCGGCGAGAATACTGGCCAGCTCTGCTGCATCAACCACCTTTTCGAGATCGACCAGCACATCGGCCGCGTTCTGCGCGACAAAGGTGACCGCGTCAAAGCCGGAACCCGTGGGCGCCGTCGGCGGCACTGGCGTCGTCAGGCGCACTAGCTTGCGCGCCTTCAACTCTTCGGCGTGCTGGTCGGAAACGAGGAACGTGTCGCCGCGCAGCCGGCGTCCACCGTGTTCAAAGCCCCGCAGGGCTTCAACTTGGATCATGTCATTTCTCCGTAAGGGTTAGGGGAGCGCCACGGGCGCCCCCCTTCTGCCGTTTAACCGCCGGCGGGAGCGTCCAGGCCTTCGAAGCCGCCTTTGACGAATGCTTCGGGGCGGAACACCGTCAAGCCAACATCCTTTTCGCACAGGATCGTGACCATGTTCTTGACGAAGTTGTCACGGTCCGAGTTCGACACGGTGATGTTGGCTTCTTCCAGATCCCAACCCATCGCGCCCAGTTGGAATGCGCCGACCAGGAAGTCTTCGGCGTCCATGGCCTTGGTGGCCACGACGGGACGTCCCCAGAGACCCGGAACGGCCAAGCCGCGAGGCGTGGCGAAGAGATAGGCGTTGTCGGTCGTCTTGGTGAGCTCGATCGCCGTCCAGTCGATCGGATTGAGCACGATGCCATCGGCTTCGTACTCGGCCAAGTTGACCTGCAGCATCGCCAAGCGCAGACGATCCAGGCGGGTTTCGGCCTGCACCACAACGCCGGGGTTGGCGTAGGTCGATGCCTGGGTGTACAGACCGTTGATATTCAGGCCGACGCCCGAGCCTTTCAGCAGTTGCGCTTCTTCACGCAGGTCAAGGCCGTACATCAGTCGGCCGTCGATATACGCGCGCAACTGCTGCGCATCACGCAGGACTTGCTTCGAGGCGCGTGTCCAGTGCGCAATCGTGACCATCTTCGCCGAATCCGCCTCGAAGCTGATCTCCGATTCGGGCTTCGGATCGGTCGGGTTTTCCGCCACGACGTTCGCGTTGTTCGTGAAGCCCGATTCGCGGACGTACTCGATCGAGTTGCTGGTGGCCGTGCCCCAATTCAACAGATCGCGCAGGAACAGGCGCTGGTTAGGCGGCGCGATGATGCCCGAAAGACGCTGCGGCGTGATCAGCTCGCCGGCCGAGCCCGCGTCGCGCGTGATCGCCGCCTTGACAGTGAAATTGCCCTTCATGTTGGTGTTGAAGGACTTGAACTCGTCGGACTCAGCAACGATTTCGCCGGCCGATTTGGTCTTGCCGGCGCGCGCGCCGCCGTTGCTGACCTGAGCAAGCATCTGCTCAGCGGTCTGCAGTCGAGCTTGCAGTTCACCTTGGACGGTCAACATCTTATCGACGCTGGCCCGCGTTTCTTCGGAAAGCTTTGCGTGTGCCTTGATCTCTTTCTCGGCATTTTCCGCATGGGCTTTCAACTGATCGCCGACCTGCTTGAGGCTGGCGTTGATGCTTTCGATGTCTTTCTCGACAGGCATGGTCGTTCCTTTGTTAAATCCGGGTGGTGAGGAAAGCGGCGAGCGCCGCGGTTTGGCTGAAATCGGCCGCGTCGCGCTGACCGTGATCGGTGGGATCTCCCACACCGCTGCCAGCGGGATCACCCGCGCTGGACTTGAATTGACTGATGAGGCGCATGGCCTCGGATTTCGGCATTCCGGACGCGCGCAACGCGCTTTCCAGCTTGCGCACCGCCGAGGCATTTTTATGGTCGTCTGACTTACCGATCGCGTCGGACGAAAGCAGCGAATCGGCGAACCCCTGATCGACGGCGGCGCTTCCGCCGATCCAGCTTTCGCGATCCATGAGCTTTTGCATGGATTCGATCGATTCGCCGGTGCGGCTGGCATACACGTCGGCCATGGCCGTATCGAACGGCTCGATCTGGTCCGCCAAATCACGAAAATCGTGTCGATTGCCGATGCCGATCGTCCAACAGTTGTGGATCATCAAGAAGCCGGCGCGCGCGATCTGAATGTTGTCGCCACCCATCGCAATGACTGACGCAGCCGACGCGGCCAGGCCCATCACCTTGATCGTGACCTCTCCCTGGTGCTCACGCAGCATGCTGTACATGGCCAAGCCTTCGAACATGTCGCCGCCCGGGGAGTTGATTGCGACAGTCACCGGCCCAGCACCGAGCGAGCGCAGCGCGGCTGCCATGCGCTTGGCTGTAAATCCACCGCCAGTCCACCAGTCCTCGCCGATTACGTCGTAGATTCCGATCGTGCGCTCTTCGGGCTGGTCCTCGCCCGCCGCCCGCAGGGTGCTATCCCAACGATCAAGCGACCGCGGCGAAACGTAGGCGCGCGCGTCGATCTGCGGGCGGCCCATGGGGACGCTCGGCAATGCACGAATGGTCATGATTTCAGTCCTTCTTGTCGTCTTCGAAGCCGAGGAACGCCCGTAGGGCCCCGCGGACTTGGTTTGCGTCGTCGGCTTTCCCGAGACTGTCCAGAGTGGTCATCGCTGACTGAACCGTGAGCACTGCGGCGTTTCCACCGAGCGGTTCGCGGTCTTCCAATTCGCGCACTTCGTCGCGCGTCAGGATGCCCTTGTCGACCATGACACCGTAGAAGGACGCGCGCCCCGCGCTGTCGGCACGAAGCAGGCCTTCCACGGCGAATTTTGGATAGAAGCGAGTGCGCTCCGCAGGCGTCAGCAGATCCTTACTGATTGCCTGTTCAATACGTCGCAACCAAGGGCCGAGCGTGAACGTCAGAAACCCGATCATCTGTTGCTCGATACCGGTGCCCCAGCTTGTGGACTTTTCGGTATGACCCACCATCCACGGCGGCACGCGAAACCATCGACAGATCGCTTCCACTGAGAACGAGCGGGACTCCAGCAGCTGTGCATCGCCCGGGTTGATGCCCAAGGTGCCCGCTTCGGTGCCGCCTTCCAGGAGAGGCGCCTCTCCGTTCTGAATCGATTTCGCCAAGTTCTTTTTGAACTCGACACGCTGGCTGGGCTTCAGAAACGAGTTGATCTTGTAGTAGATGGTTTGAAGCAATCCGTTCTTGAACGTGTTGCTGGCCGCGCGCTCGGCAGCGATTGCAGAGCCGAAAACATTCGCGCCGTATCGAACCACAGAGACACCGTTGATGCCGTCAATCGTGAATCCTGGGATCGTCCATACGCGATCGGGCGGAATCGGTCGCTGGCGCCCGTTGGCCTCCGTGTACCGAAATTCCTTCTCGCCTCGGCTGTCCTTACCGATCGAGAGCCGATCCGGGTCAAGGAACAGGAGACCGACCAGACGATTCCCGAGATACAGCTTTTCAGCCCGGCCGGCACCGCGCAGCAACATCGAGGCGATCATCGCCTCCCAAAAAACTGAGGCCGTTGATTGCGCGCTCGGCTGGTCGTGGATAACGAAGTGCAGCGCATGGTCAGACGCCACGCGCTTGCCGGCGGACGTGCGCTCGTACATCGAGAGCGGCAGGGTTGCGATGGTCTCGGAGATAAGCCGCACGCAACTCCAAACCGCGTCCAACTGCAATGCTGTCGTGGGCGTGACGCTGACGCCGGCTTCGGAGTTGGCGCCGAAACTCGACCAGAATCCGTCGTCGGAGAGACCAACTGGCAAGCCGATCCAATCGCGGAAGGCGCTGCGGATTGCGCCCAGCTTCGGCGCTTTTCGTGCCGACTTCATGCGCGGCCCGCCAATACAGGATCACTCAGCCAATCGTCCATGCTTCCCATACCTTCCGGGTTGAGCGCCATAAGCGTCACGGCATTGAACAAAGCCATCAGCGGGTCGATCTTTGCCGTTCCGCTCGCCTGCTTCGTGATGTTCATTGCATTGCCCACAGGCACCACCCTTGCGTTTCCGACGCACCAAGCCATGAGAGGCTGGCCGCCGTGCCACAGCCCGCCTTCGGCAAGCTTGCGTTCCGTTGTCTTGATCGATCCGCCAAGCTTCCAGCCTTGCGAGAT